AAAGTATTTAGACAATTTATCTGGCCATTGTTAAGAAAGTGTTAAATTTTAATTGGTTTACATAACAACGTGAAAAGTTTATAACTTTAGTGTATAATGTAAATAAAAAATGCTATTTTAAGAAGGGAGAAAGCCATGTTAACAGTTGTATTTGAGGATTGTAATTCTAATTTTATTACAACTATAGTTGAATATTCTGAGGAAAGATTAACGAGGGATATTCTTAGACGTTGCATAGTTATGAATCAGTGCGATATTGAGGGGAATTGTAGTTGTCATTATGCAAGGGCTTATATGTTCTTTGGTGAATCAATGGATAAAGTAAAGTCATTTACAGAGTTCGATTCTACAAAAATGCTTATTTCATGTAATGCTTTAATTTCATCTATTGCACATTTTAACAATGATAATAATTATATTGTCAATACGTGGATTGACAGAGATTATGAAACATTATCCTATTTATATACTAGCAAGCAATTATTTTAATATTATAGCTGTCCTAACGGCTTGACGGGGAGAAAGCGAGGAATGAAACCATGATGAAAGAATTTAACCGCTATAATTTAGCAAAGCCCTATAACCTTTATAAAGCCCGCTATAATATTTTACTTGTGCAAATAGAAATATTACAGTTTTCTATTGATGAAAAGCACAACTACTATTTAAAGCAGGATATTGAACGCACTATTTCAGAGACTAAACAATTAGACGGTTATACAGAATGCCTATTTGATTTAGGTATTATATCAGAAAATGACTTTGACAAGTTTTGGGATTTTACGCAACTTATTAGATTAGAATGCAATGATTTAAAGTAACGTGTAACCCGCCCTACAATGTTTCACGTGAAACATTGTAGGGTTAATATATGAAAGTGAGGTATAACATGGAAACTAAACAAAACCGATTTACTCAAGCACAACATATTGAAATATGTATGTACCACCCAAACGACATGTTTCGAATTGACATATCACTAATTGACTATAAGCGTGGCGAGTTGCCCGACTGGGATATAATAAGGGAAAGTGCCCGCATATTAAAGCGCTATACAGATTATAATGATACAGTTACAACTTGCGTTTTAACTTATAATGGTATATTCGCGGGTGAAGTTCTTTACAGAGTTAGACAGAATAAATTTGTATGGTATAGCAAGAACAACCTACACGGAAAAGAGGTATATAACGTATGAAAAACACAACCGTTAGGGCTTTTTCATTATCTGTCAATGCGGAGCAAGTAATAGACAGATACGCAAATGAACACAATATTAAATCAAAGTCTAAAGCGTTAGACAGAATATTAATTGAATATGGCGTAACTATTTGCACTTGCAAGAAATGTAAAACTAGAAGGGAGTTAATAAAGAATGGAAACTATTGAACTAATGTTAATATGGGCTTGCGGTCATGTTTCGGGATTTGCGTTAATGTTACTTATAGTTTGGGTAGCAGAAAAGACGGGGCACAAAAGAGATTTTTACTATAATACAGAAAGTGAGGACTATGAAGAATGAGGTTAATATCTTTTCTTACAAAGTTAGATTCAGATGAAAACAAAGAAACCCATTTTGTTATAGGTATGAACTGCTACAAAGAACAAGCGTATTTTACTCAATGGTACGAAAATAAGAGCGCCCTATTGTCACAACCAAACACGTTATTAAAGCGTGATATTGCTAGTTTCTGGTTTAACTGCAAAGTAAATACAATCTGCATTGAATTGAGGTGATATTATGGAATATACACCCGAAAACCTAGTGAAACTAGATGAAAAGGAACTGCGAAAAGAATACACCCGCTTTAGAGATATGGCGCAAAAACGATTAAAGCGCTTAAAAAATGAAGGTTTCGGAAACTCTAGCATAGTAAACTATTTTGGTGGCGACGTTCCTAAACTGAAAAGTTTACCCGATAAAGAATCTATTGCTTTCGGGCTTGCGGAACTAAAAGGATTTATAGACGCTAAACAAAGTACTGTCAAGGGAATGCGGGTATACATAAAAGAAGAACGGGAGAAAGCGGAAAAGATAGATAAAAGACTAGGGCAAGTTATAGACACGTTAAACAGACGTTTCCCAATGGGAGACAAATTTAACAGTGATAGCGTGAAAGAATTTTTTAATTTTATGAATAATGAAGTTACTAAAAATGTTGAGGTGAATTATAATTCTGATAGAATAGCGCAACTATTCAAAATAGCCAAGTCAAAAGGTATCAAGAATCTAAAACCCATGCTAAAGACAGAAAAAGATTTAATGTTCTTTGTCAATAACTTAGAGAATATAGAAGCTATTAGTTTTCCAAAAGGAAAACATAAATCTGTAAAGAGTTTGAAAGCTCTTATTGAAAGCGAGATATACCATGGACGGGATAGAAGCGAACTTTATAAATCACAATATTATGAGGATTTGCGAGGGAGAAGAGCAACCCGAAATAATAAGCGCCAAAGACGTAAGAAATGATATTAAAGCCCTTGTTACTATGTGCGGGCAGGTCAGAAAGCCCAAGGGTAACAAGGGCACTAAAAAGAAGATATATTATAGGGATGTAATTTGCGCATTTGATATAGAAACAAGTAAAATCATTCACAATGAAGAACTGCATTCTATAATGTATCTATGGCAATTTGCAATTACGGATAAGCACCACAACCGTATAATTGCATATATGGGAAGGACTTGGGAAAGTTATGCTGTAATAGTAGACGCTATTAATGATACTTGTATAAGCGATTATGTCGTTATATATGTCCACAATCTATCTTATGAAATGCAGTTTTTGAGCGGGCTATATACATTTGAAAATGAAGATGTATTTTGCTTAAAACCCCATAAGATATTGAAAGCAGTTACGGGGGCTATTGAATATCGGTGCAGCTATATTCATTCCAATATGTCTCTGTCAAGGTGGACTAGCAACCTTAATAGCAAGTACAAGAAATTAAGCGGTGACGATTTCAATTATTCAATAACACGCTACCCATGGACACCACTTAAGAAAAATGAAATTATGTATGGTCTATATGATGTCCTTGGGGTTATCGACTGCATAAAAATAGAATTAGATCGCGATGGTGATAACCTTTATACGATACCATTAACAAGCACGGGGTATGTTAGGCGCAATGTAAAGCGGGCAATGAAGGAAATAGCACACAATCTAGTGCAGGTGCAATTACATCTTTCGTTAGAGGTTTACACATTACTAAATGAAGCGTTTCGGGGCGGTGACGTACACGCCAATAGGTACTTTACAAATAGGATTCTAGAGGGCGTAAATTCAATGGATATTTGTTCTTCTTATCCGAATGAGATACTAAACAGTTTGTTCCCAATGACGCAATTTAGAAGAAACCCATTTATCAAAACAATGGACGATGTAATAGAAGATATAGCTATAAGAGAACGGGCGTGTATTGCTAGAATAGCTATATATGGATATTGCCAATATGATAGGTATAACGGCTTTCCATATCTTAGTTTTAGTAAGTGTAGACACGTTGTAAATCCCGTGCTTGATAATGGGCGCATATTGAGCGCTGATTATCTGGAAACCACTGTTACTGATATTGATTTAAAAATAATCATTAAAGAAATGGGGGATGAAGGTTTTATTGTACCGCTAGAATATTATAGCGCAAAATACGGGCACTTGCCCGAAGCTATAAAAAATGAAGTGAGGTCATATTATAAGAACAAAACAGAATTAAAGGGAATAGAAAGCCAAGAATATTTTTATATGAAGTCAAAGAACCTGCTAAATAGCATATTTGGGCTAATGGTAGAAAACCCGTGCAAGCAGTCTATATTATATGATGATGGGGAGTATAACGAAAGTGAAACCCCCATTGATGAACTGCTAGAGAAGTATAACAAGCGTTCTTTTGTTGCTTACCAGTGGGGTGTATGGATAACTGCAAATGCAAGAATGCACTTAAGAAAAGCACTTTGGAAAGTTGGCAGATTTGCAGTATATTGTGATACGGATAGTGTTAAATATATTGGTAGTGCAGACTTTACAGAACTTAACAAAGAAGCGCTGAAACAAAGTAAGATTAACGGGGCGTATGCAGTAGATAAAAAGGGCGTGACACATTATATGGGCGTGTTTGAAAGTGACGGGAGTTATGATAGATTTGCAACACTGGGCGCTAAAAAATACGCTTATGAGGTTGGCGGGGAATTACACATAACAATAGCAGGTGTCAATAAAATCAAGGGCGCTAAAGAGTTAGCCCGCAACGGGGGTTTAGAACGCTTTCTTTTAGAAAGAAAAACTAAGCCCTATATAGGAATAACAGAGATAGATACAAATGGCTTTATATTTAGGGAAGGCGGTGGAAATGAATTAATATACAATGATGAAAAGAGTTATGGAAAGCATGAAATAGAAGGTAATTCAATAGAAGTAACTAGAAATGTTGTGATTAATGAATCTACCTATCAATTAGGGTTATCAGCGGACTATAAAAGAGTTCTGGAAAGTGTGCAGTACTTTGCTGAATTTGTTTAAAAAAAGTTTATAACAGTTTATAATATCAGTAGGGGCAAGCACCCAAAAAATACAGTGTCAACAAAAGAAAGTGAGGATTAAGAAAATGACGATTAAGAGATGCAGTACTAATGTAGAAAGTGATAAGAAACTTCAGTACAAACTTACAAAGTCGCCCGATGTGCAGAAATTGAAAGATGCTATTGATACCACAATCAATGTCACCGCGTTTTGTGTATATGATGATTCAGAAGAAGACGAGAAAGAAAAAATCATTATTACTTTGCTTGGTGATAATGGCGTGGTGTATGGTAGTAATAGCAAGACAGCGATTTCCAATTTTAACGATATTACGGAATTTTTCGAAGATGATATTGTTAATGGCGGTATGAAAGTAGCGGTCAAGTCTAGCGTTTCTAAGAACGGGCGCGAGTTTATCATGCTTGAATATGCGGGTTAATCCTATTTCATGGTTTCTTTCTCTTTGGTGGGCGGGTGAAATTCCCGCCCGCTTTTCATAATGGGGTATAGAATATGAATGAAAAAAATATATATCTTGATAGCGGGTATCTGAATTTTGAATTTATTATGAATCTAAACTATCCATTTACATTTATTATCGGGGCGCGCGGTGTTGGTAAAACTTACGGGGGTTTGGACTATATTTATAAGAATAGATTAAAATACATTCATTTAAGAAGGACACAAGTGCAAGCAGATTTATTATCTTCTAGTGCGTTTATGCCATATAAACAGTTATGCGTTGATAATGGATGGAATATTGGTGTAACTGGCGTTGCTAAAAATGTTGCAGGGTTAGCGGAAATTGAAAACGATGAAACCATTAAACCCTTTGGTTATATTTGCGCCCTTAGCACATTTTCTAATTTAAGGGGCTTTGATGCTAGCGATATTGACGTTATATTTTATGATGAATTTATCCCCGAAACAACCGCAAAGCCGATAAAATCAGAGTACGAAACATTATTGAATGTTTATGAAACTGTAAACCGTAATAGGGAGTTGCAAGGAAAAGCACCCGTTAAATTGGTTTGTTGTGCAAACTCTAACACGATAGACAACCCGTATTTTATCGGGCTTGGTGTCATTAATAAAATAGCTAGTATGCAGACAAAGGGGAAAATGATTTATACAGATGATAGCAGGGGATTAATTATTATTAATCTTACTAAATCCCCGATTAGCAAGCTAAAAAAGGACACTGCTTTATATAAGTTATCGGAAAATACAGACTTTGGACAGATGGCGCTTGAAAACCTTTATAGTGGTACTGATATGAGTACTATTCAGAGAGAACGCATTATTGAGTATAAACCAAGGGTAACAGTTGGAGAGATAACAATATACGTTCATAAATCCAAACGCATATATTACGCAACTACACATAAAAGCGGTAGCCCCGTAACTTTTACAACGTCAACCGATGATTTAGAAAGATATAGAAACGCATTTAAAAAGATTCTTGTTACTGCATATTATGAGGATAGATTTCTTTTCGAAGATGCAGTAAGCCAAGTGCTTTTTAAAAGATATACTTTACAGAAATAGCCAATACTTGCGGGCAGCTATGCCAGGATCCACCCTAAAAGGGTGGATTTTTTCATTTTCAATAGCCAAAATTTGTTAATAACAGTTTATAATATAAGTGGGCGGGGTTGTTCATATGCAGGGGTCGGAAACCCCGAACGGGCACGGGCACGTGCGGAAAACCCGCCCTTTTATTATATGCAGAAAGTGAGGTGAACGGATTTGAATGTCAATGATATTATAACTTTAATTGGTAGTGTGGGATTTCCTATTGCAATGTGTTTGTATATGACGGTTACATTTAACAAGACACTGGAAACACTTGATGATAGAATCCTTGCACTAAGTACTAGAATAGACACATTAATAGATAAACTATTGGAGAAGTGAAAATGGCTACTGCTAATGATGTTTTGAAAGTTGCGGAAAGCTACAACGGAACTACCGAAGGTAGCGCGAAACATAGTGAAATATTAAATATTTACAATACGCATAGACCGCTTGCAAGGGGCTACACTGTAAAGAAAACCGATGCTTGGTGTATGACGTTCATTAGTGCTTGTTTTATAAAGGCTAATGCGGTTAGCGCGCTTGGACTTACTGAATGCGGTTGCCAAGAATATATTAATTACGCCCGTAAAAATAATATGATTGTTAATAATCCTACTATTGGGGATTTAGCTTTCTATGACTGGGGCAATGATGGGGTTGTAGACCATGTAGGAATTATCTATTTTGAAAGCGCCAATAATCTTTTTATTAGAGAAGGTAATAAAAATGATATGGTGACAACCCGCGTTATTGCTAAGAATGCACCAAGTATTAAATATTTTGTGCGCCCGCGTTATAACAATCATAGCACTACTTATGATATGTCTAAAGTATCATTCGCAGATAGTTTCGATAGAACTATTTCGGGTGAGTATGAATGTACGGCTAGTGACTTTTTGGCATTAAGATATAATCCTTATGTAAGCGATAACAACCTTATAGATAAAATCAAAAGTGGCGATACTTGCCATAATTACGGTTACTTCACTAAGGATTGGTATTTAGTGGTTTATAAAGGTAAAACTGGATTTGCAAACAAAACACATTTAAGAAAGAAGGTTTAATTATGGGATTCACAAACAATGATATTCTTACACTCGCCCGTGCGGGCTTTACAGCTAGTCAAATCTCAGCACTTAACAGTGTAGGCGCTAACCCGCCTGCACCCGCGCCGAAATTAGTTAACCCCGCGCCCGCGGGCGCGATGACCGTTCCCGCGCAAACCTATAACGCAAATGATACACTGGATAAGATTCTTAGTGCAATTCAGACAAGCGCTATTAATTCCACTCAGCAACCGCAACCACAAACTACAGATGATATTCTTGCGGAAATTATCAACCCGCCCACAAATGATTAATAAGAGGTAGAAATATGGCAAACGATTTATCATTTAACCAACTTGCAACGGTTCTTACTGATATTACGAAACTTGCAACGGGTACAGCGGTACAGACACCCGTTGACAGCGCGTCTTTTGTTTCCGTTGCCAATACAGCACTTTTAACGGGATATGATAACCTGCTTAATGCAGTTTCGCAGGTGCTTACAAGAACTATTTTTAGTGTGCGACCGTATAACAGACGGTTCAAGGGGCTTGAGGTATCAACGGCTAGATGGGGTAACCATATCAGAAAGTTACAAGCGCTCGACTTACCATTCGAAGAAGATGATAGAATTAAACTTATCGAAGGTGAAAGCGTAGACCAGTATGTAGTTAAAAAGCCGAAAGTACTACAAACCAATTACTATGGCGAAAATGTTTTACAGCAACACATAACACTGTTTAGAGACCAACTAGACACGGCTTTTAGTAATAGTGACGAGTTCGGGCGTTTTGTTTCAATGATTCTTTCTAATGTTTCCGATACAATCGAACAATCAAAGGAAAATCTTGAGCGTTCAACGGTTGCTAATCTTATTGGTGCAACTTACGCCCTTAATAATGCAGATAGTGTAATTCATGCGGTTACGCTTTACAATGATTATGCGGGTACTGAACTTACATCTGAAACCGTATTGCAACCCGCAAATTTCCAACCTTTTGTTCAGTGGCTTTTCGGTTTTCTTGGTGATTTGATTGACAAAATGGCGGAAAGAACAAAACTTTACCACCTTAATATTACCAATAAGGAAATTATGAGGCACACCCCAAAAGACAGAATGAAAGTGTACTTTAACAGTGGGCTTGTCAATCACATGGAAACTAGCGCATTCGCTACTATTTTTCACGATAACTACCTTAAGAAAGTAGACTTTGAAAAGGTTACATTCTGGCAAGATATTAAAAAACCGCTTGCGATTAATGCAGATTGCGGGCACATTAACGCTAGCGGAACTGCAACACATACAGTGGTAGATATTGATAACGTGTTCGGCGTTCTCTTTGATGAAGAAAGTGCAATGATTAATACCATTAACCAGTGGCAAGCTAATAGCCCATTCAATGCGCGTGGCGGGTACACTAATATGTATTGGCATTATACACTCAGATTCTTAAATGATAACACTGAAAACTGTGTTATTATTATGCTTGATTAATAAGGGGTTACAATATGTCTTTTAATGTTCAATTTGGCACTGTATATAAAAGACATAATTCTACTTTTCGAGGGGCTAGCGGTAGTCATTGGCTAACGCTAGCCGTTACTCTAAAAGAAGAATGTAGTGTCTTAAAACCCTCATTTTTCGTTGACGTTGCGGGAACACAAATTTTTGGTAATGGCGGGGGTGCTACATTAAACCACTGTTATGTAGCACTGTTTGACAGATATTACTTTGTTGACAACTGGACTTTTGAGCGCGGGCACTGGCGCGCGGATTGTTCTATTGACGTACTGGCTACATGGCGTAATAGTATTGGGAGTAGTTCGCAGTACATTCTTAGAAGTGCTAGCGCAAAAGACGGTTCTATATTCGATGCTATGTACCCCGTAAAAAATTCAATTAGTTATGATACTATGACGGATTCTAACCCATGGTCTATTTATGACGGCTATTATGTTGTTGGCATTATATCGGGCGGGGGTAGTGGCTTGGGAAGTGTAGGTTATTACGCGCTTACGGCTAATCAGTTTAGGTCACTAATGGTTTATCTGTTTGACAGTGTAGGGCAATACATTAATCTTACTAATGTAGCGAAAGATATGACGCAGGACACATTTAAAGCGCTATTTAACCCATTCCAATATATAGTATCGTGCATTTATATGCCATTTGACATGTCGGGGCAAATGACAACACTTAGCAATATTGACGTTGGTTATTGGGCTATACCCGTGCAAGGTGGGCGAATAAATTCTTTGACACCTAGAAACATTTCTATTTCATTGCCATGGACGGGAACACACCCCAATGCGAATAGGGGAAACTATGTATATTGCTCACCCTATACAGACGTTGATTTAGACATCCCGCCATTCGGACACTTTAAATTGCCAAGCGATTTAGTATATGATCGCGGTGGGGTTGACTTGACTATAAAAGTTGACTGGATCACTGGGCGGGGCATATGCTATATTGGCGGGTTGATAGCGCCCTATATGACGGTTGAAAGTCAAGTTGGTGTTCCTATACAGATTTCACAAATGTCTACCGACTGGATGGGCGCTGTCACAACTGCTGCTCAAGGGGTTGGCAATACTATTTCCGCTATTATGTCTGGCGATATTGGCGGGGCTATTGGTGCAGGTGCAGCTTGTATTGATTCTAGCATTAGGGCGCAAATACCTACACTTGCAACTATGGGAAGTAATGGCGGGTTAGGGCAACTTGTACAACCGCCAACCGCAATATATACTTACCATGAAATTGTTGACGATGATATAGCCCGCAACGGCGCGCCATTATGCCAAGAAAGAACTATAAACACTCTAAGTGGCTATATACTTTGTATTAATGCTAGCGTGGAAACTAGCGGAACGTATGAAGAAAACCAACAAATTTCAAATCTAATGAATACGGGTTTTTATTATGAATAACTTACCTATATACTATCAGCAAGAAAATATAATAACCTCAATGGCTAGTCCTGGCATTCTGCATTGTAAAAATACGGGGCTAGTGAATCTGTTTAAGCGTTATCTATATCAAGAAACGATTAGCACGATAAAGGCAGATATACCCGATACTTGGAATAGGGATTATTTTTTGTATTCTCTTTTCGCACTTGGCTATATTGGGGTTGTCAACACTAGCAAGTACGGGGTTATATGTCAAGCGTGCGGGCTATATGGTTTTGATATATATTATGCACCAACACATATTACTATATCAAACCCGCTACTAAAAGGAATATTAACACCTAGAATCCATGTACAATGTGAAGTGCTGAAACTTACCCCCGATTATTGCGGGGTTGATGATTTAATAACATATTATGCTAACAAGCTAGCGTTATGCGCTGAAAATGTCGATGTAAACCTTATCAATAGTAAGTTGGCATATTTATTCTTAGCAGGGAATAAGAGCGCTAGCGCAACTTTTAAAACATTGTTTGACGATATAGCAAGCGGGGAAGCCGCAGTTGTAGTTGATAAAGCGCTTGTAAATGAAGATGGAACTTTAGGCATTGAACTATTTAATCAGCACTTAAAAGAAACATATATCGCTAGTGACGTTTTAGAAGATATGCGAAAAATCAAAGCAGACTTTAACACTGTTATTGGCATACCTAACGCTAACACAGATAAGCGGGAAAGATTAATCAGTGATGAAGTGAATGCTAATAACACGGAAACGAAAGCGAGACTAGATTTGTGGGTTGAATCCCTTAATGAATGTGCAGATAAAGCAAACAAGATGTTTAACTTAAATCTGCATTTTGAAAGCAGGTACAAAGAAGAAAGCGAGGCGTTAGAAAATGGCAAGTCAGAAAGCAATGATTAATACAATGCTTTTCTATCACTGGGATAATACGCTTTTCGATAATATATCTCTGCCTAATGAAGTAGATAAGGATTTAGTAATTCAGTCTATTCTTTTGGAAACTAGCGACTTTCCTTTAATCATTACTGATTTAGCCACCTTGAAAATGGCTATAAATGTTTGGAGCGCTCACAAGGTGGATATATGGCAACACTTACTTAATACAACTAAATATGTATATAACCCGATTGAAAACTATAATAGATTAGAACGTGAAACAACGCTATTGGAAAAGCGGGGCACGGGCACTATTAAAGGTGACGGGGGCGCAGATACTATCTCTTATAATGTTAATGATAGCGGAACTAGCAACGAAACAAGCGCTAATAATAGCACTAGCGCGAACACTGGAACGGTTGAAATAGAAAGTAGTGCAAGGAATACTAACACATTAAGCGGTAGCGATAAATTAATTAATGACGGGGGCGATAGTAAACTTGTTTCTGATAATCTCACCGAATTAAATAGCGGGGGCGATGATAAGACTATTAACGGCACTATAACCGAAACTAATTCGGGTAGCGATTCAACCGCAACCACTATTAATGAAAGCGTTTCTAAAACTGGAACGGATGAAACAACCACCAGTGAAACCGATAGTAAAACTAAAACTGGTTATGATGAAGTAAGCGAAGGGGTGTCGGCTTTTAATGAGCAGAATGTATTTAGTGACCATACCAAAACTAGAACTGATTATAATAGTGGGGAAAGTTTGACAATTAACAAAACAGAAACAACCGATTATGACACAACGGAAACAAAAACTGGTTCTAATAGTGAAAGCGTTGATTATGGAAAAGAGACAACCACAACTAACGCTAGCACGGAAAGTGTGGATTATGGCAAACAAACAAATAGTAGCCGTTCTATTGATGAAAGCACGACATATGGAAAAACAGAAACAACAAACTATGGGAAAGTCTCAACCGACAACGGAAACACAACCGAAACCACAACAAACGACACATTGACAACCAATGCAGACAGCGGAACTATTAACCGTACATTATCAAATAGCAAGACGGGAACTGAAACACATACTCATTCGCAGGGAAACATTGAAACGCGCAACTTTGATGATTCATTTACGGCAGAACGCCATATTACGGGCAATATTGGCGTAATGACAACGCAAGACATGATTAAGCAGGAACGCGAAATTGCATTGTTTGATATTATTGATATTATAGTTGCTGATTATAAAAGTGAGTTTTGTATATTAATTTATTGAGAGGTGATAATATGCCATTTTTCGACCAATACCCTTATACTAATTTTCATAACGTCAATTTAGATTGGGTGCTAGAGCGCGTAAAAGATTGGGGGGCGCTAGTTGAGCAAAATAACACAGCTTTTCACGACTTAGAAGAAGCGAACGAAAATTTTAAAAACTATGTAACATCATATCTTGAAAATCTTGATGTGCAGGAAGAAATAAATAATAAACTTGATTCTATGTTAGAATCGGGGGTATTAACTGAGTACTTGCAACCGTATATTAGCGAAGATGTTAGCAGTTGGCTAGAAGAAAATATCACAGAACCCACGGGAGTTGTTATTGATAAAAGTCTTACTGTGAGCGGTGCATGTGCGGATGCAAAAGTTACTGGAGACAAAATACGCAATTTAGATGCATTAAAAGATGAAATAGATGATATAAACCATACATTTGCACCGCTATTAGACAATACGCATGTATTATTCGAAAATGTTATTAATGGTTTTGCTGATAGTCAAAGAGAGACTGTTTATGTTTCTAGGTCACCATTCGTATATAATTTATTTACACCTAACAAAACAGTAAATATAGATAGTTTATATTTAAATATCTTTAAAACTGGTAATTTGTCTATTGGTAAAATATTAAAAACCGATGTAATACCAAACAGACCCGCAGACATAACAAAGGCTATAATATTACACACATTCACAATAGAAGGTGTAGGGGTGCAAACACTCCAATTAAATCAACCAATACCAGTTGAAACAAACTATTATTTCTTTGTTGGTTATCCTACTGATACAGCAGGGTGGTATTATGGTCCTAGTGGCACTGATAAAGGTTTTTTAAGAGTAGGAAATGACAATTATTGGACGAATTCAGTTTATGGTTTGGGAATTATTGTTAAATGTGTAGATATAGAAATTAACTTTAGAACAACTATTAAAAGCATATATTATCATAAGAAAATATCTTTCTATGGTGATTCAATAACCACATATAATGGTTATATACCAGAAGGACAGCCCACATATTACCCAAGTGGAGATGTTACAAGTGTTAATGATACGTGGTGGATGAAAGTTGTAAATGCTTTTGAATCTGTTTTAGATATTAATAATTCTTGGTCGGGTTGCCGGGTAACAGTTTACAACAATCAACCTTTGCAAGCGGGTTGCATGAATAGGACTAGTAATCTAGGAAACCCAGATATTATTATTATTTATATGGGTATTAATGACTTTAACAATAATGTTCCATTAGGTGACTATAATGGGAAAACTGCTATTCCAGATGATGTTAGTACTTTTGCATCTGCTTATGCAATTATGTTAAATAAAATTCTTACCAATTATAAAAGCGCTAAAGTATACGCTTGCACATTACCAATAGAAGAGCGTGTAAGCACTGGTTTTCCAGAAGTAAACGAAAATGGGGTTAGTTTAGCAGAATGGAATGATAAAATAAAGAAAATCGCAAATATATTTAATGTCGAGGTTTTAGACATTGCAAAATGCGGTTTAACATATCAGAATATGAATGTATATAACCCGAACTTATTACACCCCAATAAACGCGGTCATTCTTTAATCGCTAACTACATTATTAATAAACTTGATAACGCGGTTTCTATTAGATATGACTAACATATAATTGTCTAAATACTTC